ACTGAAACAGACCGATAACCCGTTGCGATGCGTTCCTGCCTCTCCGGAGAGCCTCATAGTATCTGGTATAAACTTCGTGCATCTTCTTTTCGAGGTCGTCTACCACCGGGTACACGATCGGGTACGTGCCCGGAAGATCCATGCCCATGTCTTTGTACGGGCCTGGGCGCGTCTCGAAATCCACGGGGTATCCCGTCGTCTCGTCTAAGTAATCCATCGGGCCTCCGTACCCGGTCGCAACACACGGCATCCCTGTAGCCATTGCCTCTGCCAGCACCAGGTTGAACGCCTCTCCCCTAGACGGAGATACCAGACAGTCAGACTCTTGGTAAAGACTGTTCAGCTCTTCGGTGGTCAAGTCGCGATTATCCATGACGATGTTGCCGCGCTTAGCAATCGGAGCGGGCTGCGACAGCCCAGACACCTTGAAGTAGAGCTCAAACCACGGCTTATCCCAGAAGCTACGCATCCACGCCTCTCGCAGCTCGATGATGCCCTTCCGCACATTTGGAGCTCCGACAAACAAGAACCGGAACGGGCGCCCTCCTGCCCTGCAAACGTCCCGCTCGATGTACCGATACTCCGGCTCGATCCCAGGAGGTACGACTACAACCTTGGTTTCCGGAAGGTGCTTGCACATAATCTCTCGAACCCAGGAGCTCGGGACAAGCACAAGGTCTGCCTGGGCCAGTGGGTCCAGGTACTTATCCGGGAGGACAGAGTTCTCGTGCATGGTGTAGAGCCAGTTCCACCGGCCCAGCATAAACCTGGCCGAGTCTGGAGGAAGTATGTGCAGGGCGACCTTCGACCGGTCGTGCACCATTCCACGCGCTTGCAGGGTGCGCACAAGCCCTGCTCCGAGCACCCTATACCCGTAGGCGTTTGCCCTTGCTTGAGGTACGTCGTTCACGTAGCCGGCTAGGCACACGCAGTGGTTCATGCCATACTCGAATTCGGATCTCGGTAACGTGTCGCTAGTTTGTGTCGCAAGCATGCCGTGCCTCGTATTCGTGTCTCATGACCGAAATAAGCGTTTCGGCAGAGCGCTCCCAGGTGAAGTTCTTCTTGATGTGCTCAGAAGCTCGTCGGCCCAACTCCAGAGCCTCATCGTAGCAATCGACAACGCGCACGATCTGGTCAGACAAGGCGTCTGTATCCGGGAAGTGAGTTTTCGTCTCGATCCCTCCCAGGTCCATGCGGGTAACCAGGCCGACCTTGCTTGTTTCGACGTGCGTTGGCACAACGTATCCGAACTCTGGTCCGAAGAAATCGGACACACCGGTCGTGCACGTAGAGATACACGGAAGACCGGTGGCCATTGCCTCTGCCAGGGTCAGCCCGAACCCTTCCCCACGGGTAGGGAACAGGAAACAGTGCGCGTCGTGATATAGGTCCAGGAGCATCCTGCGCGGCAGGTTCCTACCGTCCAGGATCACGTTCCCCTTGCGCTCGAACGGAACCGACGTATTCGTCGTCTTGATGTAGAGCTCCAGGTGCGAGTGCTTGATTGCGTCCGTCAGGGCCCATGCTGTGATTGCCTCTTCGTATCCCTTCCTCGGGTTTGGAGCTCCGACCCAAAGGAACCGGAACTTCTCGCCCGGCCTCGGGAACCGGCGCTCCTTGAACGTAAAGACTGGACTCACCCCATGGTTGACCACAAAAAACTTGATGGTCGGAAAGATCGGCGCAAACAGATCCTTGACCCAGGTCGAGGGCACCAGCCCGTAGTTCGCCATCGGTACCCGGTCGAGATAGAAGTCTGGCAGGTCCATGCCCTCGAACATCGTGAACAGCCAGTTGTAGTACCCAAGGATCGGCCTGAAGCTCTCGGGAGGTACGATCTGAACGGTATCTTCGGCCTCGTTCGAGACATTGGCTATCTTGCGGGTCGCCGCCAGCAGGCTTTCGTTATGCACACGGTATCCATAGGCATTCCCAAGACTCCGCGGGTCTGCGTACGTCCCCCAGTGTATCTTGAAGCGATCGTCTGCCATTGGTTATGCTCCAGCCTTTCCGGCAAGAGATTCGTAAAAAGCAACGTACTTGGTTGCCATGACCCGTGCGGTAAAATGCTGGTTCATCAAAGCTCTGTTCTCTTCTCCTGCTATCTTTCGTTGCTCGGGGTTCTTCATCAGCACGTCAATCAACTCGCGAGCAGCTTCCACTGATTGCGCCGGGACCACATAGTTTTTCGCGTACTCCGGCATCCCTCCGGAATTGAAAACCACCATCGGCTTTCCGTACATCATGGATTCCTGGAGGGGCAGTCCGTTCGGCTCCTCCCAGATCGAAGGCATCACCACAAGAGACGCACGCTTGTAGAAGCCCATGAGATTTCTCTGAGACAGAAGCCCCGTGTTCTCGACATACGGGTACTGGCCCCCACCCGCAAGCACGAACCGGTACGGCATCCCCTTCGCCATTGCTGCGAAGAGATGCGCGCCCTTGAGCTGATCGGGAGGCTTGGCCGCGCAGAACACGAACCTCTCGTCCGTCGCCTCGTCCACGTCCGGCTCGATAGCCAGCCCGTTGTGGATATGGGTCACGTGCGGATACCACTCGCGAATCACGTCTGCCACGTGCTTGCTCACAGCCACCATGGGTATATTCTCGAACAATTTGCGAGACTCGATAGGCATTGGGATTCTGTTCAGGATCTGTGGGCATGGGCCGCATAATCCCTGATCGATAGAATCGCAGATCCGATCGTCGTTCTGTCTGTAATGGCTTCGGCTCTTGCAGACCGGCCAGTAGTCGTGCACCGTCTGGACAAACGGGTACTCCCTCGCGTACTTCAGAGCAATCGGCCCAAAGCGAGCAAAGTTGTGCTGGTGGATCACGTCCGGCTCGAACTCCTCTACAACTCCGTCCAGCATGTGTATCGTCTCTCCGACAAGCTCTGCGACCTCGTGGCCCATATCAAGCAAAGCTCTCGCAAGCGTGCGAAAGATTTTCTCTCCACCGCTATACTCCCAGAAGTCGTTGATCATGAGAACCTTCATCCACGGGTCCTTCACTTCCTGGTGATGTCCCAACACTTGACTTCCAGTGGATCGCAGTTCAGGTCACACGGGCCATGGGATAGACGCACGGATGATGGCTGAAGTAGGTTTCCGATTCTGAACTCCCCTCTCCGGTTCGATCGGAATGCGGTCAGGCACCTGTACACGTCCCCGTTTACGTCGATGAGAATGTGATCCAAGCCCGCACTGCAAGATTTTGCCGGATTCCCGGACCAGCTCTTTTCGTCTATCGGCCCGTTCGAGTCCTGCGGGTTCTGGTAGTCCGGAGTGTTCATGAATCGCACGGAGTGCGGTAGGTTCTTCAGGCTCCGAAGCTTCTCGATCTCTTTTGTATAGTCAACGTACGGGTTCTTCACGATGGTTACGCTGATGGGAAACCGATCCAGGTTTCCAAGCCATCGCAGCCTGGAAAGCCAATCGTCGAACGGCACCTCTTTGTGATAGCTGCAATTCACAACGGCACACTGCCGGTTATTGACCTCGGACAGAACCTCCACGTTACTATCCCGAGCAAGGTTGGTCGTTACCGCCCACAGGTATGTCTTCGGAAGGCTGTTGACGATTTCTGGGAACCCCTGCTTCATGGTCGGCTCTCCTCCACAGAAATCGATTGTGCCTCTTCCTGGAAGATGGTACAGGGCGTCGATCCATTGCCTGACGGAAAGCTCGTATTCCCTGTGCCCGGCCCGGAAGCCGCTTCCAACCCCATCCTTACCGTAGATCCAGCAGTACGAGCAGGTAGCAATCGAGCATTTCCATGTCTGGTTGCACAGGACTCTCATGTTCTCCAAACCCCATTCACGCAGCCGCCAGTCTGGTGCGCCACACATCCATCTCGTGTCTGTTCATCCACGGAGTGTCCATGACCGGACGATCGGCAAGCCAGGCAAGCGGGTTCTGCTCGAAGATCCATCCTCCCTGAACTGCCAGCTCCCTCGTCTTACTGCCTGCCCATGGAGTGCAGATCGTGACCTGCCTGAATTGCATGTACGGTTTGAGCTTCTTGATCAACTTTTCGGTCATCGCAGCGTCTTCCACCGTCTCCTCGAGGTTCCCGACCATCCAGTACCCCCAGGCGTGCATGCCGCTGGAGTGAACAATCCGCACGGTGTGCATAATGTCCTCGACCGTTGTTCCCTTCCGGCTGGCTTCGAGCACCTTCGGGGACCCGGACTCGCAGCCCAGCATGACCGCACGGAACCCGGCTTCGTACATCTTGTCAGCCAGGTCCTGCGTGACCAGCGCCTTCGAGCACCTGGCCTGCGTCTTCATAATGAGTCCGAGGTCTGCCTGGATGATTTCGTCAAGCACCACGTGCAGCCATTCGGACTGCTTTTGCGATAGCCCGAACAGCTCGTCGTCGTACACGAAAACCGTCTTGATGTGCCACCGGTCCTTGAGGTGCTTGAGCTCTTCGACAATCGATCCGGGCTCTCTGAACCGGGTTGGCTTATTCCCATGGACAGGGTGAGAGCAGAAGTAGCAGCCGTGCGGGCATCCGCGCTCCCACTGGACCGCAGTCTCCGGCCTCTTGTAGAGCGGCTGGTTCCCGACGTACCCACGATCCACCGTAGGCGTGAGCAGGTCCCTGGCCGGACTCGGCAGTTCGCTCATCTTGAGCGGAGTTCCGTACAGGATAGTCCCGCCCTGGGAATGGAGCGCCTCTTCCATCACGCTCTCTCCCTCTCCGATTACTGCCACGTCCGCACCGGTCGCTTGCAGGGCTCGATCTCCCAGGTACGTTACATGCGGGCCTCCGACAAGAACCTTGAGCCCATCGTCCTTCAGGTGCTTTGTCATTGCGACCATGGACGGGAATCCGATTGTGGTGCCGGTAATGCCGACCACGGTAGCTCCAAAGGCGTGCGCCGCCTTGAGCAGATCGGAAGAGGTCCACTGGAGCGCCTCGCAGTCGTAGACTCTCACCTCGTGCTTGTCCCGGATCATTGCCGCCAAATACAGAATCCCGAGGTTCGGGTTGAGGTGAAGCCGCATACCCCTGTAGTAGTTCCAGACGGGAGGCTGTACGAGTAAAACTTTCATGCCTTCCTCTTTTTGAACGTCCGTTGAGATAACTGCTCAGGCTCCTCGGGTATCTCCTGGGCCAGATCCGGCATAGGCTCTGGCTTCGGTTCTTGCTCGATGTTCAAGACGTGCAGGCGCTCCCGGCAGCACGTTGGGATTTTGACCTCGTGGTTCTTTGGCGATCGCAGCACAACCTGATTACAGATCGCACAGAGCACAGCCGCCTTTTCGCTGAGACTCAGCAGGCGAGATCCGCAGATCTGGCAGCAGATCGTTGCCGGGGCATCGGTGCTGAGGTCCCATGTATTCTTGCACCTACTGCACGTTGCTCGAACCATCATTTGCAAATCACCTCCCCCTCAACGCACGGCTTGACAACGATTGGTTGACGTATGCGTATTTTCGCCAGCACCTTTGCTCCGCACTTCGTGCAGGTGCATGGCCACACAGCCCGTTCGTCCTGCACCTCTCCACACGAAACACATCTGAATCTGGTTTGAGTCGATAGGCCCATTGCGATCATGGTCTCTCGTCACTCCGTTTGTTCATCTCCGGTTAGAAGAGGGCAGCGAGAAGAGAACCGGTAAAGAGGAGGAGAGAAACCCAATTCTCCCCTCGCTGCCTCGTATTTCGATGTTTGCGTGCACTTCACACCATCCTCTGTTGGCACGCGACCAACAACGCAACTGCTATGGTTATAGGATTACGCAGACGTCAGAAGACGTACGAACCCCTTGGCCAGGCCGATTTTCAAGCCCCACCTCTGGTACAGCTTGAACCGGGTCCGGTTCGTGGTGAAAAGCCCATAGGGGTCCACCTCCAAGGCCGTCGAGCCGACCCTCCGTCCGATCGCGAGATATCTCAGGTTACCGAACGAAACAAAAGCCGTGCTCGCTCCCGTTGTGGAAGGCATCACCGTCACTTCAGAGAACGGGTATGACAGAATCAGCGAGGGCTGCCCGGTACCGATGTACCCATCGAAGAAGATCGGGCGATCGGTGGTGTCCTTCAGGGCCCGGATGCGACCGAGAGTCTCCCCGTGCATGAAGAACCTTGCGCCGTTTTTGCGCTTTCCGTTCAGCTTTCCGATCATGTCGTTCAGGTTCTGCCAGGTCAGCATGGAGAAAGCAGCACTGGACGTACCCATCACCACCGAGTACCCGCACGCTGCCGAGAGAAGCCCGGAGCAGTACATGTACGTGGAGGTTCCGTCCCCGGAGAACGCAGCCTGATCGATGTCCATGGCCGCCGCTTCGGCCAGCGCCTCGGTCAGCCAGCTCACGATGTCGCTCACGGAATCAGAAAGCGTGGCGTTCCGAACAGTCGAATACGCGGAGAGCTCCTCGGCCGTGATTTCCACTTCCGTCACGACAGGCTCGCTCTCAGCCGTGGTGTTTCCCGTGGCCGTATCGACCACGGTCGTCTCTGTCGGGATGGACTTCTTGTCGGAACCCATGTCCCACACGCGAGCGTACTGAAGAACCACGGAACTCTCTCGCTCGAAGGCAAGAATCTCTGGTTCCAGCTCGTCCGGCACAGGAAACACGTTTCCGCTATCGCCGATTGCTGTCTTGACCGTCGCGTTCTGCCCGAACAGCCTGCGGTACTCGTCAAAAGCCCTCGGGTCGGGATACCGGCCCCCGCCCTTGATGGCGAGCAGCATGTACTTCGCCATGAGGTCGCGCTTGGCTTCGGTCATCTGGTATGCCGGATGCACCAACTTGTCCATCAGCCGCTTGCCCTGACGGGCCAGATCCCATCCGGAGAAAATCCCGCTCGGATCGTTCTCGACGGTCAGGTTGCCCTTGGCGTCCGGCATGTAGAACCCGCGCTTCGCGGCTTCCTGGTACGTCTTGAGCTCGTGGTCCATCTGCTCGATGCGATCCTTCAGCGCGTTCCGGTCGGTCACCATTTCCCTGAACAGACCGGTCAGCTCGGAGATCGGGCTGACGTCCTTGACAACTTCAGGGGATTTCGGGGTCACTTCTGTTTTCTCGATCTTCTCGTCCATGATTCACTTCCTCCCATTCCTCCACCGCTTCCACATCCCTTCGAAAGTGAAACTGCGGTTCGGGTGTGCTATCGTTTGATCTGACGACGTACACTGTCCACAAGACTCCTGATCGCATTGTCTTCTTCCGGCGAGATCCGAAGCTCTGCAAGCCTCTGCTGATTGCCTGTGCCGCTTACTGCGGCGGGCGTTGGCTGCATAGGCTTCGAGCTCCCGGACCGCACCACAACAGCGTCGGGGTTCAAAACCGTTTCCCAATACTCCTTATGTTCCGTTTGGTTCTCTAAATCTTTCGGCTGCTCTGCGGATACAAGCACAGACTGGATATTGGCCTGCGCCTCCTTGAGTAAAGCCTTGTTCTTCGCGTTCAGAACCTGCCCTTCCTTGACAATCGCTTCTCCAGGCTTCTCCGATGCTGCCACCGCCGGAATCTCCGCATTGGCGCCAGCCGCTACCCCAAGCGTAATGGTGTAGGTCTGATTGACGACCGGGTCCTGGGCAGCAGGAGCTTCGTCGCTTTGCAAGTCTGGCGGCTGCGACTCGGTTTTGGAAATGAACACCTGGGTCGGAGCGAATTCGTCTTCGATCTCAAGACCGTTTTTCGTGAGTAGGTAAATCTGCTCTCGCACAATGTCGATTTCCTTTGGCTCGATCGGCTCTTTCCTCTGCAAGAGCTCGATGAACCAGTCCTGCTGACCTCGGTCCATGGACTTGAACCGCTTGTATTCTTGAAGGGCTGCGACTACAGCCTCTGGGTTCGATGGAATCGGAACTCCTGAGAGCTCCAGAAGCTCGACCTTCGTAAACTTCCGGCCTCTCCTCCACGACATATCCGGCATTCCAGGGTTGATCGGAGCGTTGTCCATGCCAGGCTGCACCGTCCCAGGTGTCGGAGGTGGCTCAGGCGCAATGTCTTCCCAGAGCTTCGGGATGAACCCGACCGAAGCAGCCCGAATGATCTTGTCTGCGTAGAGCTCCAGAATCATATCGGCAAACGGGTACACGCCGACCTTTGTCGGGAACCGCTCGACGAACTCGATCCGGGCCGGGCTCTTCCTGCGAATCACCTTGGAAGCCGCCGCCAGCGGGACCCCTCGATGATCGTGAGCCCAAAGAAACACCGGGTTTTTTGAGAAGTTCTCCAGGTCAACTCCGGCCGCGGAAACGATGTCCCCGTCCCGATCCATCGATTCGGTTGACCCGATAAGATGAAGCTCCCGCTTTTCCAGGTCCACGCCCTTGATCACTGCGTCCATTACGTCGGACGCAAGGACCGTGTCCCCGTTGTGCTTGAGCTCCGATCCGTCAGTTGTGAAAATGGTATACGCCATTTGCCTGCCCCTCCCTGCTACCTACTGCCCCTCTTCTTGCCCTTCTTGCCTTTGCCGCCACACTTCCCACTGCACTCGTTACCGGTTGCCATGGTCCGTTCCCCCATTCATTCCGGATAACTGTCCGGGTCCACCACTTCGATACACCGGCAGTTGATGGTGTCCCCCGGAGCGTTTGCTGCGTAATCGGCCGGGTGATCGAGCGTTGATCCACCCGGAGTCTTCCACGGGGTTCCGACCTTGGTCTTTTTCCCGTTCATCGAAACATGGTTGTACTGATCGTTCTTGTCATTCCCTCGAACGCGCTCGTCTCCGGCTGTGTACCAAATTTTCCGCTTGAAATTGCTCCGGTCTATCGCAAGGCCGCGAGCAAGGTTTGCAGATCCAGCCACCTCGGTCCTGGCGATGGTCTTGGCTCTGGTCGCGGCCATTGTGAATAGAGAGCGCACTCGGTCTGCAAGCTGCTCGATCCCTTCCCCGTTCGATACTCCAGTTGCGAGAGCCAGCTTGATCTGGTCCTTGATCGTTCCGGTCAGTCCCCCACCTCCCGTGATTTTCGTAACTCGCTTCTCGATCTCTCTAGCGACCGCGGGATCGTTGATCGTGAAGTCAATTCCTACGCTGGTCCGGAGCTTCTCTTCTGTTGGAGCGTCTTCCACGTCCCGGCGCGTTTCCGGGTTACCGATCTCCGTCTTCGCGCTCTCGATTCCGTGCTTGGCGCCTTCGTAGTACAAGGGCCGAAGCCACTTCGCGAGCGACTTCTGCTCGTCTTTGAAATCTTCC